AAAGATTTATATTTCTGATTCTAGTAGATTCTTTAAACCACATCCAACCAAAGAAGTAACCTTCTGTATGGTAGTTGAAGTTGTAGATAATCTTACCTTTTTCTTTGCTTCTTTTCCAATCAACTGGTAAGTTAACCATCTCTTTACCATCAACTGTTTTCATTTTCTTTCTCTTCTTTTTATTGATAGAGAACTCACCAAAGCCAAAAGGAAGTCTTGCTTTTTCTCCTGTTTCTAGAATGTAGTTTTTGAAATGTTCATTATATTGATATATAATGTTTTTCCACTGATCAAATGTAATTTTTACAGTGGGGGTTTTTTTGCAGAAGTTATTGTAGTTTTCTTTACTGGAGCTTCTCCAATCAATCTTGGTTCGCATTAACTAGTTGGTTTAGCATTAGGAGCTTGACCATCTATACCATCGAATGTCATGTCTGTTTTAATGCTAAAGTAAGTAGATAATAGTTTTTGAGATGTTAACTCTAATACTTGTTTCTCTAAATAACCAGGACATCCAAACTCTTTATCTAAAGGATTCATACAGTAATCTTCATTACTTACTGGAGGAGTGGGACCACATGCACAGTCTGATGGATATAATATATCATTAGGAATATCTTCTTCAAAGAATGCAGCAATTCTTACTGATTGTAAACTAGGATTATTAACATATAAATATCCACCATTTGCTATCCAGTAGTATTGCTCTTTCTTAATGATAGGCAGCTTTAATAAATTTAAGTATCTGTTAATTGTGATCTCTTTAAATCTTCTTCCTTTACCACCCATAGCGTTGATAGAATAAACACCTTGGATAAGATATTGATAGTTTCCTTCACTGATGCGAGGAAGTTTATATTGGCTTCTTGCTACATTGCAAGGATCTACATATTCACAGCAATCAGAGATGGGAACCTCTATCATACTTAAACAAGGAAGCGTCTGGAATACTGTATCAGTAGCCCAAAGCTTTCTAAGGTTTGTTTCCCTCTTTACCAATAAAAATGTATTGTTCTTAATCTCAGACGCAACAACCCTATCAGTGATAAGGTTATCTGTTGTTAGTAGTTTGTGCATTGCACGAACGTCTGAAACCATTTTACGTAATGTAGCCATTATAAATACTGTTTGAATATATTTGTTATTCCATCTTCCCCATCTATTAGGAAGCCTGTCACTTCTGCTTTGGACATAGTGTGACCATTCTTATCATCCCATAGACTCTTAGAATTAGAGAATGCTGGGATTTGATAAAACTTAATACCATTGAAATCATGACTCACTTCATGATGTTTGTCTCCTGTGAAGATATAGAAGTTCTGATGGAAAGACCACCCTTCTCTATATTCTATTGGAAACAATGCAGCAAGCTTTGCAGGCTTAATAGCATCTCCATGATTAAACATCAATGCTGATCTACCATAGCTTATGTACTTTCTATACTTAGGAGAACAATCAAATGTTAATCTCTCTGTATTTCTAAAGTAAGTCTGTAACCAATTAACCATATGCCATCCTACAAACTCATCATGATTACCTGCTACGTACACAACATTTACATTTTCAGCATATTGTAATAACATTGTAATCATCAACACCTCGTGTCCACAGATGTATTCAAAAGATGTTTGATATGTGTGAGTGTTTGTTTGAGGAGTGCCCTTTGTGGTCATTCCTGTAAACTCACTGTTAAATTCATCAGAACCAATGATATATGTAATTTGATCTAAGTTATTTGAAAGCTGTGCTTGACTAGCAACCACCTCTATCTTATACATGATGTTAGCCAACCTATCTACAATATTGTTATTACCATCTATATCATACTTATTCAAATGGGAGTCTTGTTTGTTAATCACTAGCATACCATTTGGTTTGCCAAAATCAACCTTAGGACTCATAACTTCTTGAGACACAGGCTTATATGAATCTAAAAAGTCTACAAACGCATCTTGAAAAACTTGTTCTGTAGACTTCTTCCCTAACCATGCTTTGACTTGCCAATGGGGTGTTTCTCCATTTCCCCAATAATTCTGTACGTACTTTGTGATTTCCCACTTATCTGTGTCAATCTTACACTTTATTATGAGCTCATCTAAGCTCTTGATTTCATCCTTTGTATTGATGACAATCTCTCCAGTTCCTTTAAGGATGTCTTCTTCAAATCTTACTATTGTTTCCTCTAACTCAGAAATGTAGTTACCCAGTTCTGCTTCTTGTATAATACTTTCTCTAGTTCTTAACTCTTTTAATAACTCATCAACATCTGATTCTTCAATTCCAAGCTTATCAGCGTAGAATTTTTTACTCTTTTTCCAGTGCAAAATTTCTTCTAGCTGGTTTAGCAATGCTTGATTCTCAGGCATATATAGTTTATTTTGGTTAAAATTATTGTAAAGATAGGAACTATTTCTGAAATTCCCAAAAATAACCTAACTATTTTGGTTATATAGGATAACTTTTTTAGTTAGAGTTTAAACAAAAAACCCCCAGCCTTGAAAGGCCAGGGGATATCCTGTAAACCAATAAACAGGATTTTTTGGTATCTTAAGCACTACAAGCTTCAGAACATGTTGCTCTGCTTGGTGAGCCAAATAAATCTACATTATAATAAGGTCCAGCAACAGGGTTTAATATTTCATAAACAAATGTGTCTGCAGGTGGATGATAGAAATAACCAAGGTCTAACGCATTTGTAGCTCTTCCTATAGCTGTTGTTCCTTCTGCACAGTCTTGTGTACAATCATATCTTAAGATGTTATAGTAGTAGTAGCCATCATTGCAAGTTGCAGTTAAGCTAAATGTACCAGAACCATTATCTCCACAGTCTACTATATCAGTTCTTAAACGATACGTACCTGCAGGTAGAATGTAATTTGTCAAACTAGATGTCCATACTCCTGGATTAGAACCTACTTGGACATAACTAAATGTATATAGTACAGTTGTGTTTGTAGCATCCATGATGTATGCTGAATAGTATCTTGTACCAGTTCCAGAGTAGTAGTATCCACCAGGACTAATAAATGCTGTATTACCTGCTGTTACTGTAAACAATGCTGATTCACCTCCAGTACATGTAGCAAGTGCATTTGTATCACCAGTTAAACAACCTAATGGATTTGATGTAGTTGATGTACTTGTTGTAGAAGAAGAAGTTGTTGTAGTGGTTATTGTTCCACTAATAAACATATCAATAAAGTTTACACAAACTCCTTCAGATTGTGTTCTAATGATTGTAGCATTATCAGGCACACCTGTAAGACTATATCCTGCTTCCAAAGCAGCTTTTGATATACCAGATGCTAGAGCTGTTGAAAATCCATCTGCATCTGAATAAAGATTGAAGGGCCCTGTATCTGCCCCAGCTAAAGTTAATGTTACTAATACTGTCATTTTATATTTGGTTTTTTATATAATAAATTAAACTCCGCAAATTTCAATACAATCGTAAGTGGTTGTTGCTAATATTGCTCCTATTCCTGTTGTTGTGCTAGTTAATTGATAAAAATTAGGGCCCCCTACTGATAATAGATAGAATTTTGAATAGTTTGGAGTAACACTAGTTGGTAATAAAACTAATATATTAGGTTGTACAAAATCACAATTTACTCCGCTACCGCATACATACTCATCTGCATAATATGTAGTATAAGCTACTCCACATGATGCAACTGAATTAATAGTATAACCATCACTACCAAATTGTACAGCGTTCCCATTTATTCTATAATAAGTATTTGAACCTGTACTTGGATTAGCTACTATTGGAGTTATTCCATAAACATCATAATAAAGTTTCATGCCAATGCTTACACTACTAGAATTAGAATATACTACAAAAGAATTACTTGCTAAATCACAAGCATCTGCTGCTATACTAAATCCTGTAACTGTTGGTAATCCACTAGAAGTATTGTAATATAAATTATAAGAATAAGATAATGCAGGTGTGTTTAAAGCCTTATTATAAACATGTTTAAAAAATCTATTTGCTATCTCTTTAGGATACCAAGCATTCAAACCTCCATCTGTACTATAATACATTGTTGAATTAGGAGTAAATAATGCTACATAACTATTTGTTATTCCTGAAACAGGAGTTTGCCCTACAGCTAATCCTTGTGCTGAAGTGATTCCATCATACGAATAAAAATTAGTTCCATAATCAGGAGATGCATACCTTCTTTTAATTTCATTTTGGTATGTATATCCTGAATTTGCCGCAACCATAGAACTTCCACTTGAAGAAACTCCTGCAAATCTTAATCCACTAGGAATATACCCTGACGTATTGTTATAATTATACTCTTGAAATTTTTCTGTCCAAGTAGCACCATAATCAGTTGATATATATCCTTTAAAACCTTCCACCCAATTTGCTGAGAATACATTATTTCTATCGTACCAATCTGATGTTAAAAATTGGTATTGCCCTGTATCTGATAATGCTATTCCTAAAAAAAGAGCATAAGTAGTTGCTCCACTTACTGTCCAAGATGCTCCATAGTTACTAGATGTAATTTTAAAACCAACTGGTCGTTTATAGTTAAATGGGAATCCAACATATTCACCATAAGAAAAAATAGCAGTTATATATTGACCATTTCCTGAAACAGATATCTTACCTGAGTCAGGTTGACCAGGACTATACCAATATGGGCGAAGAGTGCTATCTACATACGTTGTTGTAAAAGATGCTCCATAATCTGAAGAAACTGCAAGTTTAGCATAACCTGTAGCAATATTATCTGGTATATAACTAAAGCCTGATACAGAAATGTATTGACCATTAGTAGACATTGATACACCATAAGGATAAAAATTAGCACTATTTAAAGATACTGCACTAAATGTAGAACCAGAATTACTTGAAATATAAATTTGATTATTTATAGTTTTATCTATAACAGCCATATAAGTACCTGTTACATCTCCTGCTATTTCTGTCCAATTAGCAGATGAAGAAAGCCCTGTTAATTGGTTAAAATTATTTCCACCATCAATTGATTTCCATGCATAATAACCACCAACTCCACCTATATCTGCTAATGCATATATTGTATATGGAAAAACATTTGTTGCCCCTTGCAAATTCTCTCTAGTTACTAATTGATTGGATGCTTTGGCAGCATAGCTTGGAAGTGCTGTATTAATATTAACATATGTATCTGCCTCTGTTTTTGTTATTTGTTTAGCACTTACAGGAATAGTTGTTTTAGCGACAAAGTAACCTTGTGTCACTCCACTTTGTAAGTTATTAAAGCTTACTGTTTGGTTAAGTTCTAAATCACTATATGACATATTTATTTCAATTTAGCTTCAAGTTCAGCAATTCTTTTTTCTAGGGCTGCAATTTTTAATGTATGTACATCCATGTAATTTACAGATAATTTTTCATCACCTGAAACTGCATCTGGTAGTACTGATTGTACTTGTTGTGCAGAATAACCATATCTAATTGCATTACTGTCTTCATCTGTTCTTGTAAATTTAATTACATCTAGTGGCAAATCTATAGATGGGTTTGTTTCTAATACATTTTTAAATCTAATATCTGATGTTTCAAAATAACCAGCAGCATTTAAATAAATTCCACTAGAAATATAAACTCCTGCATTAGCTGTTGCACTATTAGATGTACCATTAGCTGTAAGTACAGCATTTGCAGTAGTTGGTGAAATAGAAGTGAATCCTGTACCACTTGTTCCTGTAGTTCCAGAAGTACCATTACTACCAGGATTACCATTAACACCACTTGTACCATTTGTACCTGATGTACCTGACGAACCATTACCACCAGGAGTACCAGGAGTACCAGGATCACCATTGACACCACTTGTGCCATTTGTTCCACTTGTACCTGAAGACCCATTTGTTCCAGGACCACCATTGACACCAGATGTTGCAGATGTTCCTGAAGAACCACTAGAACCAGACGACCCACTTGTTCCTGGTGATCCAGGACCACCAGTAGCACCAGATGTTCCAGAGGAACCATTACCACCATTAGCTCCAGATGTTCCTGAAGATCCAGAAGAGCCACTAGAACCAGAACTACCAGATGATCCAGATGTACCATTAGCTCCAGCTGTTCCACTCGATCCACTTGATCCACTCGATCCACTTGATCCACTTGATCCACTTGTACCACTTGAACCATTCGCTCCATTAGCACCACTAGTGCCACTTGAACCAGAAGATCCAGAAGATCCAGATGAACCACTTGTTCCATTAGCTCCACTTGTTCCTGAAGAACCTGATGTTCCTGAAGAACCAACAGCACCATTAGCTCCAGATGTTCCACTTGACCCACTAGAACCAGATGATCCACTTGATCCACTTGAACCAGAAGAAGCAGAAGTACCTGAAGATCCAGAAGATCCAGAGGAGCCTGATGATCCTGATGACCCTGAGGTACCTGAAGATCCTGAAGGACCTGTCATACCTGCAGTTCCTGAAGTTGCATTTACACCACTTGTACCACTTGTACCAGTACTTGTACCAGAAGTGGCAGCAGTACCTGATGTACCTGTTGATCCTGAGCTACCTGAACTTCCTGAGCTACCTGAAGAAGCAGATGTTCCAGATGTACCTGTGGTACCTGAAGTACCAGATGACCCTGAAGAACCAGATGAACCTGAAGAAGCAGACGTACCAGCTGTGCCAGAAGTACCAGCTATTCCAGAAGTACCATTACCACCAGATGCACCAAACAGATTTACTGTCCATACAGCATAGGTTCCTGCACCTGCTGTGGTGGTGACATTAATTACTAATGCACCTGTTCCACTATTATAAGAGGTAACAGTTCCTTGCATTGTATTACTTACATCATATACTATGATAGCTGTCTGTGCAACACTATATGCTAACCCTGTTCCTACTGTTAAACTTTTTAATCCTGTTCCTATTAATAAAGAAGTTGTAGAACTTGTTAAATATCTATCTCCATCTTGACCTGCAGTTCCAGAAGATGCTGATGTGCCAGATGTTCCAGATGTTCCAGCTGTACCAGTTAATCCACTAGAAGCAGAGGTACCAGAACTTGCACTTGTACCAGATGTTCCATCTTGACCAGATGTTCCTGCTGTGGCATCTCTACCACTAGTTCCACTACTTCCATCTGTTCCAGAAGTAGCAGAAGTTCCATTTGAACCATCAGTACCTGAAGTACCACTAGTAGCAGAAGTACCTGAAGTACCACTTGTACCACCTGTGCCACTCACACCAGCAGAACCACTAGTGCCATTTGAACCAGCTCTACCAGAAGAGCCACTAGTACCACTAGAACCACTTGATGATGTTCCAGATGTACCTGTAATTCCAGATGAACCAGAAGTACCATTTGTTCCAGAAGGACCTGTAACACCAGAAGTTGCAGAGGTTCCATTGGTTCCAGATATGCCAGACGAGCCAGATATACCTGAAGTACCAGAGGTACCATTAAGACCAACAACACCATTACAAAGAGCATCATCTATTTTTGATAGAGCACAGTCTAAGTTTTCTCCAGTTTGAATTCCTGAACAAGGAAGGTTAGGTCCATTATATATAACACGATCTGCTGTAGTTTCACAAGGGATAGAACCACAGTTTTCACTAGGTTGATAATATGCGTTATAACAAGGATCGCCAGGATTGCAAGCCATTTTATTATTAGTTTAGATAAATTAAGGAATATACATTATATAATACGCAGCAATAACAGGTTGGATGTTTGCGTGAGCTTGTCCACTACCTGTATTGTCAATTCCAATAGATACGTTACCAGGAGTATTAGAAGTAACTGTTATTCCAGTATTACTATTATTTGTAGATTTAAGATTTGATGAACTTTCACTACCAATTACATTTGAACCATCACCACCATTTTTACCCAAGTAACTAATAGTATGACTATGTCCAGGATCATTTAATGTAACATTTGTTGTTCCTACTGCAGTGTGTGAGTGAGAAGGCAATTGTGATGTAATAAGTGTTACACTATTTGCACCTGCTGTGGTGAATAATGCATAGTTTGGATTTCCAACAAAAGCAGGATTTACAGAAGCATCAAGGCCAATATTAATAGGAGGAACATTATCAATAGCTCCAACAGCAACACGTCCTCTTTTATCAGGAGTGGCATTAAGACCATTACATAGATACACCTTATAGAAACCAAGACTTGGAAAACCAACACCTGATCCATCAAAGTTACTCAATGGTCCATAATATTCATATGCTACAAATGGAACCATTTTTAAATATTGTTGTATGCTTCCACTTCCTGCTTGACTAGCTAAATAAGCTGCAATTAAAGCATCAATATCTGATAGTTTAACATAGTTTGT